ACCTGTGTATTTCTTTCATCAACCTCTTGAGTTGGGTGAGCCTAGAGAGATTTATTACACTTTAGGTGAAGATGGAAGATTAGAATCTCAGTTTGGCTCGTGGTGGACTGAAGAGCAAATAAGGGCTCAGTGGGACGCCGAGCAGGGCATGGGTTATTTTAAAGAAGCTAACCCTGATCTAGACTTTGATACTTGGTTTTCTTTTATTAAAGAAGCCTCTGCTTTAAGTGCCTCTGGTTTAAATAGAAACGATAATCCAGAAGAGTTTGACGCACTAGTAAACAAGTACGGTATTAATACTTTTTTCCAAAACTCTGACGGTGACATGTTTGAGTGGAACGGTTCGTCGTTTACTAAAACTTATAAGGTAGACGATTCTTTCCCTGTTGGTGACATGATTATGATGGTCGCCATTAGTTACTTTACAGCAGGTGTTCTTGGCCCCGGTGGAGCATTCGGCCAATCAGGTTTATTCGGAGGTGGTTTTGCTGGTGGAGCCGCGTCAGGAGCTATTGGTTCTGCTATTGCTCAAGGAGTTGTTAACGGTAAAATTAATCCTACAGACGTAGTTACAGCGGGTATTCTTGGTGGTATTAATGGTTGGTTTAATGAGATAAATGCGGCTCAACCGGGACAATTTGGTTTACCGCACGTAGACGCTGCTGGTAATCAGGTAGGCGCTGCATCACAATTTATTATTGACAGAACTCAGTCTCTTGCTAATCTATTAGGTATACCGTTTAATGAAGCGTCAGGCATTGTTGAAGGCGTGTTGACAGGAGTAATAACAGGAGAAGATTTAGAAGGAATCGCCATTAACGCTGTTGGCGGGTGGAGTGAAGCTAAGATAAAAGGCTTCCTTACAAACACATTTGGTGAGGGCGTTGACGTAGACAACTGGTTCCGTGAGGGAGACTCGTTTATACCTACAGAGGCTTTCTTCCCCTTTATTGAAACAGCAATTCAGGGCGCTATTGATGGCGGCATAAGTAAAGTAGATTTGCTAAGGATGCTAGGAGGATACTTTAAAGCAGGTGGTGATTTAGACTTTATTCTTCCGCAGCTTCCTGATCTTGGTCTTGATGTTGACGTAGACTTTTGTAAAGAGTTTCCCGGTTTTCCGTTGTGTGGTGACGGCATAGACATAAAGTGTCCTAAGTGGATGAAGGATGACGAAGGAAACTGTCTTGATATTGACTGTCCTGAGTGGTTAAAGAATGAGGACGGTGAGTGCCTTGAGCCTAATTTTGACGTTGAACTTTGCTCAGACGAAGAATTAGCACAAGGTGGAGAGACGATAAGGATAGGTACTCCTGATTCTTGGTATTGTAAAACACCCGAAACTACTGGTATTGATGTTGAACTCTGTTCAGACGAAGAACTAGAGCAAGGTGGACATACAGTTAGAATAGGTACTCCTGATTCTTGGTACTGTAAAGTACCTAAAGTTAATGTGGGATGTGATTCAACACCTGTACCAAACGGACAACAGCTTTACAAAAAGAATAGTCTAGGCGAGTGTATTCCTGACGTTATTGAATGTATTGAAGGTTTCGACTTAGTTGGACAAGAGTGTGTAAAAATTTCTGGCGATTTGCCTGATCTTTGCTCTCAGCCTAGGCCAGAAGAATACGGTTTTGGACAAATAAATTGGGATAGATATTGTAAGGCTCCAGAGATAAACTGTGATGAAGGTCAAGAATATAACACTGAATTACGGAAGTGTGTAGATATTGAATTACCTAAAACAACTTGTCCAGAAGGGTTCCGTAATGAAGACGGCGAGTGTGTAAAGATTGATCTTCCAAGTGTAGATGTTGATCTGCCTTCTGTAAGTCTAGGACAGCCTAGTGCTGGAATGTTTACACCACTGGAAGCTAAAGGTTTATCTTATGAGCAACAAACGCCTACGCCTTTAGTACAGTCTGCACCTGTTGATGCTATGTCAGGTATTACTAGTTTTATTAATAGAAAAATTAATGAGAGGTCGTCTGACCAAGACATTAGTAGTGCGTTTAACTCAGACCCAGACAAAGGAATGTTTTCATGACTCCTACACAACAAAAAGCATTTAGCTCTTGGTGGCTGAACGAAAAGTATGGTGGTAATCTTTCCAATGTTCCCGGCCTTACTCTAAACGAAAACGGAATCTGGGTAGGTGAGCCGGGCCGTGTTTATGACATTAACCCTGAGAACGGACGTAAAGGCAAGTACATCTGGATGGGTACTTCTGCTGTTAGCGGATTTGTAGATGTTACTCCCCCGCTTTATGTCGATTATGTGGACGATGACGGCAATGTGCTTGGTCAGGTTGAGATGCAACGCAACCGTCACGGCCTTTACTCCACGGATGATTTCCTTACTGAAAACAACGAAAGGAAAGTATTCACAATCAACCCTAACACTGGCGAAGAAGGCGAGTGGATTTGGCTTGGCACTATGGGCTGGATTAACAAGAAAGGTGACCCACAGCCAGAGCCAGAACCCGGAACCCTAGTGTTTGGTGGTGGCGGTCAAATGGTTGGCCCTTATGACCCTGATTACGATCCAGATGCCGCAAGCGGTGAAGTTGATGATACACCAGACGCAGAAACAGAAACAGAAGCAGCAACTGCAACAGCGGCTTCTCCCCAGCAAACTATTTCAAGTTCTCAAGGCGGTGCGTTTACTTCTGGTACTCCTATGGGTCTGGGGTACTCAGCACCACAGGCTCAACAATTTGTTTCAACCGCTCCTGCTCCCAAAGTAGATTATGCAAAGGCTCTTAACAGTGCGCTGGCTTTGGATGTACTAGGGGGTATGATGACAGGTAGAAAAGTATGACTTATTTAAATTTAGTAAACAATGTCCTTAGACGCCTGCGAGAAGATGAGGTAGATAACGTATCAGCTAATACCTATAGCAAAATGGTAGGTGATTTTGTTAACGATGCTAAAAAGTTTGTTGAGTCTTCTTGGGATTGGTCTGCTCTTAGAACTACGCTTACGATTACAACGGCGGCTGATGATTATACTTATTCATTAACAGGTTCTCAAAACAAAGCTAAAATTCTTAATGCAGTAAACGATACATCAAACCTTGTTATGCAGTATCAGCCTCAAGTTTGGTTCGATGATAAGTTTTTAGTAAACACGCCTGCTTCTGGTGCGCCTGAGTACTACACATTTAACGGTGTAGATACTAATGGGGATGCACAGATTGATGTGTACCCAAAACCAGATGCGGCATATAGTTTAAAAATTAAAAGCACATTACGCAATACCGATTTAAGTAATGACACAGACACCTTGGCTATACCTAGCGAGCCAGTAATCCACATGGCAATAGCGTTGCTGGCGCGTGAGCGTGGTGAAACAGGCGGTACATCAGCAACTGAGTATTTCGCTATTGCTAGTCAGTACTTGTCTGATGCGATTGCTCTTGATGCTCAACGACATCCCGAAGAAACTATTTGGTATACCCCGTAAGGAATACGTATGGCACAGCCACTACAGAGTATTGATTTAGTTGCTCCTGCATTTAAGGGTGTTAATACGGAAGACTCTCCGATTGCACAAGACCCTTCATTTGCAGACATCGCGGATAACGCTGTTATTGACAAGCGTGGTCGTATTGCTGCGCGTAAAGGAATTAATGTAATTACGACAAACAAGACTGCATTAGGTACTGACTACGTACACAAGATTCATTACTTTTATGATGACGCAGGTAACGAGGTAGTATTTATTGCAGGCAACAACAAGATTATGACAGGGACTACCACCCTGACTGACGTTACGCCCGGATCATACACGATCTCCGCTAACAACTGGAAGATTGTAAACTTTAACGACAAGGCGTATTTCTTTCAGCGCGGGTACGATCCTCTAGTGTACGACAATGCCACAGGATTAAGAACATTTAGTACAGTAAAAGGTAATGCTACGTCTGCAACTTTAAAGTGTCACGAAGCCTTAGCAGCTTATGGTCGTTTATGGATTGTAGACAACGCAACTGACACACAAACTATTTACTGGTCGGATCTTTTGGATGGCGCAGATTTTTCTAGTGGCTCTAGTGGTTCTATAGATGTGTCTAAAGCGTGGCCTGATGGCTACGACGAAGTTAGAGCATTAGCTGCTCACAACGATTTGCTTATTGTTTTTGGTAAGCACAGTATTATTGTGTATTCAGGCGCTTCTAGTCCTGCAAGTATGGCAATAGCAGACACTATTGCAGGGGTTGGGTGTATCTGTAGAAACTCTGTGCAGCACATTGGTACGGATGTGTTGTTTATGTCTAACTCAGGATTAAGAAGTCTTGGGCGTACTATCCAAGAAAAGTCTTTACCTCTGTCTGACCTTAGTTTAAACATTAAGACAGAACTAATTTCAGTAATAGAAGCAAGAAGCAAACCTACAGCTTCTGTGTACAGCCCTGAAAACTCTTTTTATCTAATTGCGTTTCCGGGTGAATCAACAGTTTATTGTTTTGATCTTAAAGGTGCATTAGAAAACGGATCGTACAGAGTAACTCGTTGGCCTTCCGTTAGTCATAAGTCGTTTGAGCGCAAGACAGACGGTACGTTGTACGTTGGTACGTCTGATGGGCTAGGTTCTTATGCGGGTTACCTAGACAACGCTGCGACTTATCGCTTTAGGTACTATAGTCCCGGATTGACTTTTGGTGATCCCTCAAAGATTAAGATGTTAAAGAAAGTCAGACCCACGATTGTTGGTGCATCTGGCGCTACGGTGTTTATGAAGTGGGCTTACGACTTTTCAACATCTTTTAAAACTTATAACTTTAATGTAGGAAGTGGAACGCCAGCATTTTATGCGGTAGATGAGTTTAATATAGGTGAATACACAGGTGGAGAACTAACCACTAAAAGTTCTGTGTCAGGCACAGGAAACGGAAGTGTGATAACTATTGGCATGGAGGCCGACATAAACGGCTTTGCCTTGTCTCTCCAAGAAATTAACGTATTAGCATTAATAGGTAAAACAGTATGAGCAATTATACAAAGACAACAAACTTTACCGCTAAGGACAGTTTACCTTCTGGAGATAGTGGCAAAGTTATTCGTGGTAGTGAGTTTGATACTGAGTTTAACGCAATTGCAACAGCTAACGCTACTAAAGCTGACTTAGCTTCTCCTACTTTTACAGGAACGGTTACAGTGCCAAACCTAACAATTACAGGTAATGTAGTTGTCAGTCTAGGAAGTGCAGATACCGTCACGATTGATGGAGGTACTTACTAATGTATTCGAACCCCCCCGCGACTATGACTACTACTTCAAGTTCAGGTAGCACTGGCGGCAATTCAGGTGGCTTTCTGGATAGTCTTCTAGGCCCACTTTTAGGCATAGGTTCTGCTGCTGCTGGTGGTGCTGCTAGCATATCTGCCTATAACAAACTGGAAGGTGTGGGCGAGCAAGCTAAAACAGAAGCTACTGCATTAGCTAATCAGATGTTTCCTATGTCCCAATTCCGTCCGTTTACTGTAACAACAGCAACGGGTGGAGCCTTTGGTGCTAGGCCGACAACTACTACTATAACAGACCCAATAACAGGGGAGGAAAGAGAAGTAGTAACTGGTACTGAAGCGGCTATGGCCCTCTCTCCTGAAGAGCAGGCACTGCAAGGAATGTTGATGGGTCAATCTCAGCAGTTCTTAGGTCAGTCTGCTTCTCCTCTGGGACAAAGAGAGGCCGATGTGTACGAGCGTATTCGTGCAATTCAGTCGCCTGAAGAAGAACGCCAACGGTTAATGCTGGAAGAGCGTTTAGCTAATCAAGGACGCCTTGGTGTACGCACTGGCATGTTTGGTGGTACTCCTGAAGCGTTTGCTATGGAGAAGGCACAAGCAGAAGCACGTAACCAAGCCGCTATGTTGGCTATGCAACAGGCACAGGCAGAGCAAGCACAGCAACAACAGTTAGGTCTATCGGCTTTGGGCGGTGCATATCTACCGCAAGCACAGCTTCTGAACGTACAGCAGGCTGCTCAGTTGTATCCGCAGATGCAGCAACAAGCTCAGTTGTACCAGACAGGTCAGTTTGGTGAGACTATGATGACAGGTATTGAGGCTCAGTTGATTGCAGAGCAGGCACGAGCTAACTTGTTGGGCGGTATGGGATCAAACTTACTTGGTGGAATGTTTAGTCCTATAGGCAATTCAGATGATGGGTTTGCTTTACCGTTCTTAGAACTGCTGAACCTTGGTTAAAACTGGAGAATAACAATGGCTAAATTTTCACAGGCACTATTGCAAGGGCTGTTGAATCCTGCATACCAAGAGGGGCTGTTTGAGGCTGCTCGCAATGTAGGTGCTGCTCCGGGTTTGTTTGCTCAACAAAAGCGGCGAGGAAAAGAAATGGAGCAGTTTAAAGCTATGGGGCCAGTTGAACAAGCCGACTATATGTTGAGTCGTGCTAGAAGCCCAGAGCAAGTAATGGCTGCACAAAGCGCAAGAACAACTGCGGTAAAGGCTGGACATAGTGCAGAAGTTGATAGGCTTGAGCTTGATCGTCAAGCAGCATTAGAAGCTGGTGACATTGACGAAGCAATGCGTATTGAAAATATGATGAAGCGTGTTGCTGTTGATGGTAACTTAGGTAGTGCTACTCTTGCTTCTATTACTGGTCGTACTGCTTCCCAGATTAAAGCAAAAAATGATGCTGAATGGCAGGCAAGTGAAAGGGCTGAAGCAAACAGAAAAAGAATGGAGGAAGAGCTTGTTGCTCAAGAAGCATCAGCAATAGCTTATAGTAATGTACCTATTAGTATGGCTTTAGAAAGTGAAAGGTACGCAGAAATTCCTCGTTCTACTTTGGCAAAGATAGAAGAAAAAGCAACAGAAATGCGAAAGCGGCGTGACGCTAACTTAGAGGCTGTAGCAGATGGTGTACTTAAACCTGCTCACATTAAGGCTTTAAAAGAAACGCCTGAAATTGCAACTCTTCCAGAAGTAGAAGAGGCGTTGCGTGTTCTAAATAAAGAAGGGGCCGCACCTTGGGAAAGAAGACAGGCTGTTAAAACTATTACTAATCTTCTTGATAAAGAAGCAGAGCGTGAGTTTAAACTTAAATACGGAAAAGAAAACCGTAAAGGACAAGCTGTTCGCGCTGTTGATTATGTAACAGGTCTAAAGAGTCGATCAACTGGGCCTGTGTATGGTAAAGATTTACCAGAGTATATTCAAGAGGACTTTCCACCAGAAAGTAAAGCAAGAGAAGATTTAGAAAACGCTATTGTTTATGTTCTAGACAGAGACAGAGAGTTATTAGACGAGCAAGGCATGATAATTAGTGCTGAAGAAACAGTAATACGCGCTCTTACTTATCTAGGAAAAGAAAAAGGTATAGATATTGGTCTTGAAAGTGGACGCCAAACGTATGTTTCAGATGAGGCAGAAGAGCAACGTCTACGTGAAGCAGCTATACAAGATTTAGTAGACGGTGGTTTGACTCGCCGTGAAGCAGAAAGCCGTTTAGAAATGATGACTCGCTTTGAAGCAGAAAGCCGTTTACAAGCCACTCCCTATTCAGGTCTTTAATTATGAGCGCAGTTTCTGAGTACATAAAATTTCTTAGGAACAATCCTATAGAAGTTACAGAAGAACAAGAAGAGTCTGTTCCTGTTTCAGATACTCCTGTTCAGGATTACGTGCAGTTTGTTAAAGATCGTAAAGCAAGGCGCGATAGAGGCCAAACCAGAGCGATGGGTCAAGGCGTCTTTTTAGGTTTTTATGACGAACTAGAAGCCTTAACTTCTGACAAACCTTACAAAGAGGCTATGGAAGAACTGCAGGCCGAACAAGCTGAATACGCTTTGGAGAATCCTAAAGAAGCTTTTTGGGCAGAAGCGTTACCAGCACTTGTTGCAGGCATAGGTGTTATACCAAAGACTCTTGCTAAGGCAGGTGTTAAGTCTATGGCAGGGCAGGGTGCTATTGAGTTAGGTACTTATGGTGTTGGTACTGGTGAAGGTGCTGCAAATAGAATTAATCAGGGTATGTTGTACGCTGTATCAGGCGGTGTTTTTGGTAGAGTGCTTGATGCTTTTGTTCCTTCTTCTTCTACAGAAATAGTATCTAAGTCTAAACAGCTTAAAGCAAAAAGTCAAGAGACTGTTTCTGTAGATGATCCTCCTCCTGTTAATACTA